GCACGATTCACGCACGATTCACGCACGATTTATTCATAATTATTCGCTTTATTCTCCTAATCTATCAAAAAAAACTACCTTACGTGCGAAATAATTCTTCTAATAATTTTGCGAGTTTTAGGTTTCGAACCTATTATAGCAAAAAGAGAGACACAGAACTATGCAGCATCACTGCATAGCCCAATGTCTCTCTTATTTGTCAATATTAATTATGTCCCTAGTCTTCAACTCGACTTCAATACATTCATCCTTAATGACCACTCCCTCGACCAATCGATTCGTCAAACCCTCACCATACTCCTCCAGACGAGTGTGCTGAGTTTTCAAAAAAGCTTTGATGTCTGACCAGCGTCTCCGCTTCTCTTCATTGGTTGCATTCTCAATTAAAAGTTGCTGTTTCCTTTCTCGAAGTTTAAATATTCGCTCTGCTATGCGTTCATAGTCTTCTTTCTGATTTGCAAATTGATATAATTGTTTTTGTAAATCGTGTAACTGATTATCAACATCTTCCGCTGTTTCATCGTATTTGTTATTAAGAACTTGGGTAATATTTTTCTCCAAAACTTTCAAGTAGTTACCTTTATCTCCTATGAACTCATTAATCGCCTCTAATACTGCTTCATGAAGGAGATCTTCCTTAACCGTTCTCGCCTGACATTGCGTATGGTCAGTAAGGCGAGTCACACACCGCCAGACAGTCGCTTTACTTCCTCGACTGTTCCATTTTACTCGTCTAAAAATATCCCCACAGTGTTCACAAATTACTTTGCCTGATAAGGCATACTTTCCTTGGTACACTCGCTTCTGTTTTCGTTTGCCTGAATATAAGTTGCTTCTCCTAGCCTTTTCTTGTTGAGCCAGATTGAATACTTCTTTTGATACAATGGGTTCATGGTTATCTTCAATATAGTATTGAGGCACTGTCCCGTCATTCTTCACCCTCTCTTTAGTTAAGCAATCCACCGTGTAGGTCTTTTGCAACAAAGCGTCGCCCATATACTTCTCGTTACTGATGATTCGATTAATATCGTTACCGCTCCATATCAATCGACCAGAACCTGTTAATATCCCATCCTCCATCAACCCTCTAGCAATAATTCCTGTTCCCTTACCTTCCAAATATTCTTTGAATATTCGTTTGACCACTTTGGCTTGTTTCTCATTGATAATCAGATGCCCCGTCTCATCTGTATCATAGCCTAGAAAGTTCGTTGTGTTGAATCGAACCTGTCCCGCCTGATAACGATATTGCAGTCCTAACTTAATATTTTTACTGATTGATTCACTTTCTTGTTGAGCCAAGGATGCCATGATGGTAATGAGTATCTCACCAGTGGAGTCTAAAGTATTGATATTTTCCTTCTCAAAAAATACAGCGACTCTTTTCTCCTTCAACTGTCTAATATAATTTAAGCAGTCAACAGTGTTTCTCGCAAACCGGCTGATGGACTTTGTAATAATCAAATCGATTTCTCCAGCCATACACTCATCAATCATCCGATTAAACTCTTTTCGGTTCTTTGTATTTGTCCCGGTTATCCCTTCATCTGCAAATATATCAACCAACTGCCATTCAGGATTCTTACTAATATAATTCGTATAGTGATTTACTTGGGTGGTAAAGCTCCCGGCTTGTTCTTCACTTTCAGTCGACACTCGGCAATATGCGGCAACTCTTAACTTCCCTCTATTTGAGTCTTCTGAATCTGTTTTTATCCTTCTTCTGGCAGGGATATAAATGATATTACTTTGTTTCTCCTTCATTCAATCACCTCGATTAACTGATAATACTGTTCTGCTTCTTCTATCGGATTTGACTTTTTAACTGTTCCTTTTTTCCATTGGAAATTTTGAGATATTATTATTTTATGTGTTTTAGGTTCAAAGTTCCTACCTAACTGATTACAACGCTTTTGTCTTTCAACTTGTACTTGATCAAAAAGCTCTTGGTTAATTAGTTGAGGATAAACCTCTGTTCCTAAATACACTTCATGTCTTAGAAGTCTTCCTAAAGCACCATGGTACTTATCAATCCCTGCTTTGTTCCCAGCAGTTTTAATTGCATCACCTTCTATATAGTATTGAAATAATTCTAGCAGTTGCTTTGCTTCTACCTCATCAACCGCAATATTCCCATCAACCATTTTATAACCAAAGTAAAGTCGTGCCATTACACCATCACCCTTTCTGCTAGTTTCAATCCAGAAGTCAATTCAAAAACAACCTGATCTCGACTAACTACATGAATTTTTTTGACATATCGTTCCATCAAATCATCTTCATATCGAGTAAAGTATTCCCTTCGGTCCAGTGCATAATATAATTCTTTTAATTCTTGTAACTGATAGCTATATTGATGCTCTTTTGAATCGATACGACGTAACTTTGCATAGATGCGCTTTTTTTCTTTTAACAAATGATTCTCTTCTTCATAAAAGAAAGCCTGATAAATAATGTCAGCTTCAACTAACTTGGTAAGTTCATATAATTTATCTTGAACCTCTTTTAGTTCATCAGACAAATTATCTCTTTTTGAAGCCGCCTTAGGATCTAATTGACTTAACTTTCGGATAGTTTGTTCAAGAATTTCTTTTCTTCCAAAAATCAACTTGTTAAGCATAGTGATAAAAGCCACTCTGAGATGAGACTCCTTAATGAACTTTATTCCACAAAGTTCAGGGTTTTTTAATTGATTAGAACAAGCCCAAGCAATATAGCTCCTTTCCCCAGAAATATAGTGGGTACGTCTGACAAAATTTGCGCCGCATTGATTACATTGAATTTTCCCAGATAAAGAATACCTATTGTTATATACTTTGGTATCCTTATTCAAAATTTGTTCACGACGCTCTTCAATGAGTATCTGTACTTGATCAAATATCTCTCTCGATATAAGTGGGGCATGCATTCCTTCGACATACATCATCTCTACTTCAAAATCATTCCAATGTCTCTTAAAATTATCATCCGTATAAGTCTTTTGAAACAATGCGTCTCCGATATACCTCTCATTTTTTAGGATATACATCACTGAATTATCACGCCACTCCTTACCTCTATCTGGCTTAATTCCTAAATCATTCAAACGCTTCGCAATAACATAGGTTCCATCACCAGATAAGTACCAAGTGAAAATAGATTTAACAATAGATGCCTTTTCTTCATTTACAACCAACTGTCCATCAGATATATCATATCCAAATGGTGCTACCGAGTGCTTATAACTCCCGTTCTCAATTCTCTTTTTAAAGGACCATTTATTATTTTCAGATATTGATTTTGACTCACTTTCAGTTAATGCGCTAAGCATAGACAGTAATAACTCACTATCCATTTGTTGAGTGTTCAAACCTTCTTTATCAAAGTGAATTGCCACATCCAATGAACTTAATTCTCGAACAGTTTCTAGGCATTCAGTCAAATTTCTCGCAAAACGAGAGATAGATTTCGTAATGATTAAGTCGATCATTCCCTGTCGACAATCGTCCAATAACCTTTGAAGTCCGTCTCGATTAACCATAGAAGTACCAGATATTCCCTCGTCAGCGTAAATACCAACAGAGGTCCATTCCTTATGATCCTGAAATAGTTTCTGATAATGAGCTTCCTGTGCCTCAAAAGACTCCATTTGTGCATCGGTTGATGTTGATACTCTGATGTAAGCCGCAACTCTTATTTTCCTGACTTTTTTAACTACTGTACCTTTAATTTTAGTGACTTTTTTCATGAGACACCTCCTTTCGTATGTGACATGTTACCTCTAAAACAGCTATACATCAACGTTTTTTACATCAATTCCCCTAGGTACGGCTGATACTTTTCTATCAGTTTTGCTTTAACGATTTTAAATTCTGACTGGCTAATAACTTCAGCATCCAACATACTTTGGATAATTTTCATACTTTGAATAAAATAGATTTCATTCATCGCTTCAATTTTAGTTATCGCTTGTTGCATTTAACCACCTCCACCTCTCCTAGGACATTCAGAGTGGTTTTGAGTAATTCCCTCTACTATTAGCCAGGAGAAGTGACAAAAAACTGGGCCAAAAAAAGCCTACACGATCCAAATGATCATGTAGGCAAAAAATCTATTACTTATTAAATTGTCCGTAGGCAACTGTTGGCGTTCCAGCACTTACATATTGAGTTGTCCCCTCATAAGATTCATATTTCAACCAAATAAAGCCGCCTGCTTCAACAACCTCATCAAAACTTACTTTTTCACCTGGTTGATACTTTGCCGGTACTTTACCATAGGCACCCGGTTGATTTCTAACATTTACGGTTTCAGAAAAAGTAAATTCACCTTTAGAGGGTACAACTTGCCCTAACTGCTTCACTTGGTTATTAATTTTTTGTACCTTATCAGGTGCTTGTACATATAGCTTAGTCTCTGGAAAAATTAAATTCTTGTTCTCTATATTATTCCAGAGAACTAAATCATCAACGCTTACTTTGTGATTTTTCGCAATTTTAGAAAGTGTATCTCCTACTTGTACCGTATAAGTATTACTAACTAACACCGCACCATCATCAATTTTTGAATTTGACATGGCCTTGCTGTCTTTAACAGATTTTCCGAGGTTTGCCAAATCTCGTTTAAACTGATGCCATTTTGCCCAATTGTTCCACTGCCAATTCCCTGGACACATTTTTCCCGACGCATCATAATGTCGGATCACTCGACTGTCTGGAATATTATATTTCTCTTGTAAGTGCTTAGTTAATAACAACATCTGCTCATATGTTTTAGGATGGAAATCCCAAAACCACACATTCTTTCCTGTCGTTGTATCCTGGCACCCTTCAATCCCAATGGAATTATTATTCGTTGCTCCTACACGATGATAACCATTATATTGGCCTAAGCCCGATGAATATCCATCACCAATATGCCAAGCAGGAGTATCATCTTCAACCACTTGAATAATCTGTTTAGGGTCGACAAAATAATGAGCAGATGCTGACCGATAAGTATATCTAAAATAATCAGCATTAGCTTGTGCTTGACCACTTGCCCCCACAAAATGAATAACAATCCATTGAGGTCGGTTAGCTCCTTTGGCACCTCGATTCACTTTGGTTAAATCTTTTTTAATCAGATACAATTTTGCCATTATATTCCCTCCTTATCTTGTTCATTTATTTCTTCTCTATGCAATTGTTTCAGCGATGTTGTCAGCTTCGTTGGTATAGGTAAACCTAGTGCGGCTGAATTTTCAATAATAGATAGGCCCTCGTTTGCTATATAAAAGAAAATTACTGCTGTTCGAATAACATCATTGGCGTCAGGTACCACAAAAGTATCAATCAAATGTGCTACACCTACCAAGATAAAAATCATAATTTTGCGAGCGATCCCTCGAAATCCAATAGTGCTCGATAGTTTTCGCTCTACTCCTGCCCGTAGCAGACCTGTCACATAATCTGCCACCACAAATGCCACTAAAGCATAAAGAAAGCCATCGGGTGAGCCTAGATACCAGCCTAATACTGCTCCTAAACTCATCGCGATGACTTCAAAATATTTTATACATGCTCTCATACACTTTCCTCCACTTCAGTTAAGGTATAGGTAATTTTCATCGTCTTATCCGCAGTCTTTAAGACTGGAGTCGATAAATTATTAATCGTTCCTAAATAAGGCGTATGAAGATATAAAGTTTTATAAAAAAGTGAACTGCTATAAGAAGTTGACAAATAATAGCCTAATCGATAAGGACCTATTTCAATTAGTGGTGTTGAAATGTGTGACAATCCCTCCCCCTTAATTGGGATCACACGATCATTTTCATCGAGCATGAAATCATAACAACGAATATAATTTCCCCACTTATATATATGATTTCGTGCGTCTGCTCCGGATGTAAACCTTGATTTAAAACCTAAGTCTATACTTGATATATCCACAGGGTTATTTATATTTATTTTATATATCCGAGTAAAATCAGAACTTGGTACAAATAAATAGCCTCGTTCAATTAGACTGCAGATGGATCGATTTAAATGACCGGTATTTGAACGACTGTAGGTTCCTGGAGAATATATTGATACTCCTTCCAACAGCCAAGTATCAATCGATGATGTATAGTCCTGCTTATTAACTTTTAATCGATTCATCGTTGTTCTATTATTTTTTGAGTCATTTTGAACAGCAAAACCATAATAGAAACCATCTTTCCCATCAAGAAAACCAGGATAAGTGGAATGAGCGATACCGTTATAAAATGCCGTTAAATCAATCGTTTTTCGCTCAATTATCTGGGGAGAGAGAGCAGTAACTGTGTCATTAAGACCTATACTCAACATAGGTTCATAAACCTTCATAATATCAATCGTTTTATCAGCTTTGTGAACGAAAGAAACAAAAGTATTAGTAGCAGGGTCTGCTTCAACCATTCCAATGAATAGTTCTGCATCTTCAACTGATAAATTTTTTGAATGACGGCTCAATTGTATGAAAGAATTGCCAGAAGCTTCCGCATCTCCGTAATAGGATTTACCTCCTTGATAATGAGTTAATGCTAAAGAGGAAATTCTTCCATTTCCTTGGGAAGTAGAAAAGTCCCAAACAAATTTATAACCATTATCCAAGATTATTGATTCAGTTTGATTTAAGCTTCCTCTTTTTGGATTTTCAGTTGCACTCACATCATTCGAAGCATAGCCTATAATCTGATTAAGCGTTGAAGCGTAATACTCATTAGGGTTCTCCACTAAAGCTTCTTCAAATAATAAAATGCCTCCAAAGCAATTGTTTGCTATGGGAAAAATCTCCTGATCAAATCGACCCGACGAAGATTGCCCCATAGGATACAAGAGCCCTGAAGGGTTAAAACGAAAAATATCCGCAACGGCATTCGTTACAAGATTTTCTTCTTTAATAATTTCTTTTTCTTGAGTATGAATATTCTCCAACTCAATCACTGTTTGTCCTTTATACATTTTCCACCTCCACAGATACTACTTCTTGCCAACCTTTTAATGCAAGACTGTTTGGAACGTAACGATTCACAGATTCATCAAACACATTGGATTGAGGTTGATGTAGACCAATTTGATAGTCTTCAAATAATTTCCTTTGATACAACATACCTTGACTTAATGACACTTTATTCCACCATTCAGTCACTTCCAATTTCCCATCCCAAACCTCAGTAGTTCCTAACGACTGACCACTGATAGCCGCAATCGCATAATCTTTTTCAATACGTACATTCCCACTATCCAAGCGCATCATGACTGAAAAACTATTCATTGTTTTCTCCTGCAGATTGGATAATGGATAAAATAAATTGAGTACATGTTGACCATTTGAGTATGTTTCAATTGGTACGTGATAATCTATTCGCTCATGATTCAAAATATAAGTCACAATAACATTAGTCGGCACTTCTTTTTCCTCAACCATTTCATACACCACTGATTCAATAGGTGGATCTGATCCTGTTGTTACTGGAGACAAACTCACTTGTTTCTTCTCCTCAACAGCAGTGGTTGTCACATCCAACAATATGGAAGCATTAAACAAAGCTTCTGTTTCTTTATCTGAAGCAAAATCAATCCTGATGACAGGCATTTCTTCAGTAGTTAAGTCGAATGCTTTGGAATTGCTGTAAGAATGAACAATCATATGTTCCGACTCAATTCGATTTAAGATACCAACAAGATTCTTATCATGCTTACTTTTACTTTGAGAATAATAGGGGTTCTTACCAACACCTGAAATTCGATGTTTACCGTTAATTTTATATTCAATACTGGTTATAAGACATCTAACAACCTCTCCCTCATATAAATGCTCAATCATATCCGCAGGGTCTAAGCTTGGATTGCCTATTGTTGTTGCATCAAAAGGTGTATAAGAGATCTGGCTAACAGCTTCTAATAACCTCTGACACATCCGTTCTCTTTTTTCAGGTAGTCCTAACTGCATAAATGGATTGACCCCTAAATTCATAGTCAAACCTGTATCTTGTTTTAAGGCATAATATTCTGCCCATTTGGTTTTCATATTGGTTGAGTTAATAGCTGTGTAATAAGTTTTAAAATCTGAAACACTCGAATCAAATCGATGTTTAGCTTCAATTTGTGTTACTGGTGTCGTTCCATACTGTTTAAGAACTAAGCGTCCATAACGGTCAATCAAAGCTATGCTTCCTAGAGTAGATGCTAAATAATGAAGTAAATCTCGATAGGTTTCAATATCATGTTCTGGATAAATAGACAGCATTTCAGTCCCATTAGGTAAAATCAGTACTTGTGCTTCAGTCATACCAAGCTGCACTCGGCATCTTTCACAAATAAATGTTAATAATTCAAAGGCAGTACCAAAAGTCTCTTTGACAGTAAAGCGTCGATCAAATCGCAACATGAAATCAAATCCTTTGAGTTCTAATCGCTTCTTCGACCGATTCGCTTCACTCACTTCAAAGATCCCCGTAGGAATAGACTCCTGAGTCCCATCATCAAAGTGCAAATGATACCTTAACGAAATTTGTGCTCCCTCTAATCGATAACGGTCCACATTAGTAAATAAACTCAAACCAAACTCTGAAGCATAAACAGATCCTAATTCTAATTCTGAAGAACCTGAGCAAGATCGCTGAATATACCCTGTACCTTTTAATATCTCTTTGTCGGTAAAGTCTATCGTCTCACCGTCACGAAGGTAGAGTTTACCTGACCAAGAAAACTTTCTGGATGGCTGATTAATTACTTCTTGAAATCGTTTCGTAGTCAGCTGCATCTTCTACCTCCTTAATATTCAGACAAAGTAAAAGACACTTCCCATAAACCTTTATAGGAAGTATCTTTAATTAGCTTGACTGAAAAACCCTCAATATACATATTACTTGTTTTAAGTTCCAAGGATTCTGTATCCAAATACCTAACTTGAAGCATCGAATTCTGCTTCAAACCTGAAAAAGTCTTTACCCACTGGGGACTACAATTAAAAGTGACACCAATCGATACTACTCCATGACGAACAATATCTCGTTGAATAGTACCTGCTTCAGTTTCTCCTCCGGTTTCTGCTTCAATATCTCGGTATTCCAACACATAAGAAGTTGGCAAAGGTAAAGTAATACTATTAATGATCAAATAGACTTGATGACTCACTATCTACCACCACTCCTTATATTTTGTCGCATCTGTGCATTGACAATCACCTCATCGAGTAAAGTTCCACCTAGATAAACCGGAATAATCAAATCGCCTTGATTTTGGTTAGAAGTTGTTAGTTTATTAACTAATGATTCGATATCGCTATTAGCGCCTGATGTTGATGGTGAGATTCTAGCATGACTTAGAGCTGGTACTTGAGGGGTTAGTATCATATCTTGGGCTACTCTTTCCATAGACCCCTTAACTAAATTACGAGACTTATCAATCCCTTTCGATAAACCTTCCATAAAGTCAGGCATCCATGATTCATAGTCCGTCAAAGGACCAATTTCTGGAACTGAGAAGTGAAGATAGGACCAAATGATTTCAGCAATATTTTTCACTGAATTGATAAGGTGACCAATTGCATTATTGATTCCATTTACAATCCCAATGATCAAATCCCATCCCCAAGTTCCTGCTTGAGAAACTATATCTCTTATGAAATTCACTGCCCCCATAAATCCTTGGTAAATAATATCTTGTAAACTACTCATCGCATTCACACTATTATTTAAAATAGAGTTAAATGCATCAACAACATAGGAAATCGCTGTCCCCAATACATTACCAATAAATGAAACAATATTATTCCAAGCACTTGATATAAACTGACCAATTCCATTCATGACAGTGCTAATAGTAGAACTGATTCCCTGCCATATATTTTGAATTAGGTTAAACAAACTATTTAGAATATTGCGAGTCGTTTGAGTAATACTATTCCACGTATTTACAATAAATTGACCAATTCCATTTAATATTTGCACCGTCACTTGCTGGATAGATTGCCAGGTAGAAGTTAAGAACTTGATCAATCCATTCCATATTGTTTGAGTTGTAGCAAGAATATTTTGCCAAGACGATTGAATGAATTGACCAAGATTTGAAAGGAAATCAGACATGAAATTAGAGAAATCATTCCATAATGCTTTTCCACCTTCAAGAGTATTAGTCCAAAGCTGAGATAAAAAGTCACTTATCGCATTCCATGCAACAATCGTAGCTTCTTTTATCGTCTTCCAAATTGCTGTGACACCTTCCCGAAAAGCTTCAGAATTATTCCATAACAGAACAATCGCTGTGATAATGGCTCCAATAGCTAAAGGTATAGGACCAATTGCAGCAATTACCGCACCAATCGCTGGCACTAGGCTTCCAGTTATAAATGACGCAATCCCACTAAACATTCCAATGAGTTTAGGCCCATATATCATAATGGAACCCAGTCCAGTCATCATCTGGCCTACAATGATCAGTAAGGGACCAATTGCTGCTACTAACACTAGAATTACTGCCACTACTCCTTTAATGGGTCCTGGTAAAGCATTAATAGCATTCACAAAACCATTTAATCCACGAACGATGGCTCGGACTGCTGGCATCAAAATATCCCCAAAAGAAATAGCTAATTCTTCTAATGCAGACATTAATTCTTCCAATTCTCCCTCAAGATTATCTTGCATTGTTTTCGCCATCGACTCAGCGGCACCATCAGCATTGATGATCGAATTCGTCAACTTATCTACATCCGCAGGCGCCGCATTCATAATCGCAAGAAAACCAGACATCGCTTGCTTACCTACCAATAATTCAGCATTAGCAACTTGCTCAGCTTCGGTCATATCAGAAAATGCAACTCGTAAATCTGTCATAATTTCAGTAAGGCCACGCATACTACCATCCATATTGGTGGTTTGTACCATCACCTCTCCAAAGGATGAACTTGTTAATACCAAGTCACCTTGAAGTTCAGTCATAATGGTTCGAAGCGAGGTCCCTGCTTGAGAAGACTTGATCCCTGCGTTAGCCATCAATCCGATAGCCAAAGCAGTATCCTCAATGGTATATCCAAGTGCTCCTGCAATCGGAGCCGCATATTTAAATGTCTCCCCCATCATGGAAACATTGGTGTTGGCATTTGAAGATGCAGCTGCAAGTACGTCTGCAAAACGAGCAGAGTCAGATGCTTGTAAACCAAAAGCAGTCAAGGCATCGGTAATAATATCTGAGGTTGAAGCTAAATCTTCTCCCGAAGCAGCGGCTAAGTTCATGACCCCATCAATACCACTAATCATGTCTGACGTTTTCCAACCTGCCATAGCCATATAATTCATCGCTTCAGCTGCATCCGTTGCAGAAAACTTCGTCTTAGCACCCATTTCACGCGCTTTATCTCGGAGTTGATCAAATTCCTCACCAGTTGCACCTGAAATAGCCAACACTTTACTCATCGCAGAGTCAAAGTCAGAAGATGTCTTCACTGCAGCTATTCCCATTCCTGTTATAGCCGCAGTCACTGGCATCATTTTCTGACCAGCTGATTTCATTTTTTCTCCGGTAGCTTGAATTTTTTCTCCAGCAATTGATATATTTGCCAAAGTGTTATTTGAACTATGTGCTTGTTTCTCTAAAGACTTTAATGCTTCTTCTGTTTCAATAATTTCACGTTGGAGTGCATCATATTGCTCTTGAGAGATGGTTCCTTGAGCTAGTGCCTGATTAGCACTTTGCTGAGCTTCTTTGAGAGTAGATAGTTTATTCTTTGTTTCATCGACCGCTTGTCCTAGTAATTTATGTTTTTGGACAAGTAATTCAGTATTTCCTGGGTCCAACTTCAAAAGTTTGTTAACATCCCTTAGTTGAGACTCTGTATTTTTAATTTGTTTGTTAACATCTTTTAAGGCATCTTGGAGTTTGGTTGTATCCCCACCAATCTCAACAGTAATACCTTTAATTCGTTTAGACATACAACCACCTCCCTAAAATCGATCAAAATCATCTTGAGTGGCTACTTGTTGATATGAAAACTCATCATTGCTATTCTCAATAAACAAATCATTCACCAAGCCAATCGACAACATCTCTAAGTCAGCCATTGAGAGACCGAGTTGCACTGCTCTTAAGATAAAGAGCGGGGTACTCATTTCCCTTTCGGTGGCTTGTACTTTTTTCGCTGTTGTGCTTCACTTTGTACATTCAATCCCCATAGCTCGATTAACTGCGGTAATACTTGATAAATGGAAAAGGTATTAAATTGTTCTAGCCACTCAGACGTATCTTCACAGATTTTAGGATCTGCATGCTTGGCCATCACAAAAGCAATATTTTCAAAAATTTCTAAAGAGTCGATGTCCAACTTAGATTGTTCTTCATCATTTTCTTTAACACCTTTCTCTAATTGAGATAAATCCTTGAATATATCACGCCCATACTTTAATCGATAAATTCTTGGAATCGCAGCCGATGCTTTAAACGCAACCTCTTTTCCATCTATTTCAATTATTCGTTTGATCGCCATAATTAAACACCGGTCCCTTCAGGTGGTGTAACTACAGTTGACTCAACCGGTAAATATACATTCTTGTACCAAGTATCATAAGTTTCTTGAGTCGTTTCATTACCCGTTCTAGCTTTCACAAATCCATTCGCTAACGGTCGTGCTGAAATAGTCAATGTTTCTGGTTGAACTTCACGAGATTCCTCATTAGTTTTACCTTCAATCCCTGGTCTAGCTGCTGAACAGTTATACATAACATGACGAATTTTATGCTTATCTCCATCGAATTCGAATAGTAAAGCAAAGTTAGCAGTTTCTGAATTAGCATTTTCTACTAAGACTTGATTTGCATCGACACTTTCTTTCAAAACATCGATACGAAATGATTCTGGAATTAAAGCCACTTCAAAATCGCCATCGTATCCCATATTGTTAGAGATGGTATAATACTCAATCCCATCTGCATAAAAAGATTCTGGTTCACCATTTGGATTTAATGAAATAGATACTGCCCCAGGCATCGGAACAGGAATGCCAAAATTATAGCCTTCATCTGTTTTAGTAATGAGCGAATAATGCACATTACAAACGTTAAATTTTACTTTATTTTTCATAATCTACCTCCAAAGTAAATTGATATAAGACTTCATAAAGCTTCTCGGACTCTATGTAAACCTCAGACTTGTTATAAAAAATGCCATAACGATCCAGAACATCTTCGACAGTTTGTTCTAGCGTTACGGCTTTTTTATCGGTATATAATTCAATGTTGACTTGATTCTTTTTCAAGTAGACCCTTCCATCTGCAGAGAAATTATCTGACCCAGTATAGAGATAGCAGATAAAGGGCGGATTAGGTGCATTCCCTTCCCCAAAATGATCATAAGCATAAGGTAAGTTTATCTCTTTTAGCATATTCACAACTTTTTTCATTCACTCACCCTTTCAGAGCTTTTTCAATATTTTCTTGAAGTTGCTTAACTCCCAATTCCTCAGCTGGAAGAATATGCGGGATGGCTTTAGTTCTACCTCCACCTCTTTTAGCATGTCCATGTTCTAATAAATGTGCAAGCTGATATCGGTTCTTTGAGTGAACAACTAAGGATAATTGTGTTGCTGTTTCTCGCTCAGTTTTGACAGACCATGATTTTTGATAATCACCAGACTTTTTGGGTGCATTGGCTTTTATTTCTTTACGTACGGTCTGTCCTGACTTTTTAACTGCATCTTTCATCGAATCCGTCGCTAAGTCCGCATACTCTGTTAGACCTTTCATAATTTCATCTGCGAGTTGATCAATTTTTACTCTACTCATCGTTCTGCCTTCTTTGCATAAAGTTTCAATGTCTTATTCTGATAATTCATAAAATCAACTCGCTTAATATCATAGAGTTCGTCCTCAAATAAGATCCGACAATCCGTTGTAGCAATATCTTTCAGTTTTGGTGCATAACGAACGGTGAAGATTAAATCACTGCGGTCCACTACCATCCCTGCGACAGTAACCTCCCCACCTGATTGTCCCCTTGAATCCACCCGCGCATAACAACAATAATAATCTTCCCACTGGTTTTCCCAGTTACCAATCTCATCTTGAATGGAGACGGATTTTTGGATTGTCAGTCTCACATTTAACTTTGAGATTTCCATCAGAATCCCTCCTGACGTACTCCAAATAAAAGTGCCCGCAAAGTTAGTATCAACTCATGGTAGTCGGCTTCTTCACGGTGTTCATAAAAATAGGCGATGACATATAATATAGCTAAGCGGGCATGGGGATTCGTTTCCAATTTCTCAACGGAATCACTGCGAATCACATCTAAGCAGAGAGCCAAGGCCGAGTCAATTAAACTCTGAATTAATTGATCTTCATGATCATCATCCACTCTTAAATACACTTTAACCTCATTCAGAGACAGCATTAGCCTGCCCCACCAATGGATAAGATTTGAACCGCTTCAGGTAAGACCAGCTTTCCATCCACACGTTCTTTCGCAACAAACCCAACCATACCATTACCCGCAAATAACTCTTTTAACTCTTGGAATGAACGAATACCTCGGTCTCCAATGTTATAGTAAGAGAAATCACCAAACGCAATGGCAGGTTTTCCTTTTTCTACTTCAGGAGCAAAAGCAGACGTATAGACCGGATAACCCAAGAGACGATCTGGTTCACCTTGTTGGTAAGATGGTTGCCAGATATAAGCACCATTGTTATCTTTCAATTTGCGCAATACCGCTAAAGTAGAGTCATTTAGGATAAAAACTGCATTTTTACGATATGGACGTTTTAAGGCATAAACTAAACTTAGAATATCATCTGAAGTGATCTTTTCATTAGTCGTCGTAACTGCAACTTCTCCTCCACCTGTCGGGGCAAAAATCCCTAATGGTTTATTAACCCCATCACCATTTAAGAAAGATTGTTCTTCAGCATTAGCTAATGCTTTGGAGAATGAATCCATCAAATAATTTTCTAAATTAAACGCATTGTCATACAGCAATTCCTCAGTAACTTTGATAGCTACATGTAGCTTATGTGCATCTAAAACCACTTGATCAAAGGTTGCATCACCAAAAGTTAATGCTTCTCCTTCTTCAATCCAAGCAGCTGCAGGTTTCGTTCCAGCGATATTAATCTTATGCTCACCAGAAGTTTGGATTACAGTACCTAACTTACGAAGAATATTTTCTTGTTCTAAGCCTTGAATCAAGCGTTCATCGTATTCTTCTGGTACTAAATACCCACCTTGAGTATCAATCCCTTCTTGAAGTACATTTGAAATATTACGGAAGTTTGAACGGAAAGCTTTCAGCATCGCTTGTTTATATTCATCACGTGCACGACCTGTCTTTTCCGGTTCATTTGAATTACCAGGCATTGACGTGAGTGGTTTTGAAGTCGGTTGTGCTAAAGTTTGATCCATTTGTTTTTCACGCTCCATTCGCTTAATTTCACGAGTATAATTTTCAATTTCTGCTTCCATCTGCGCATAGACTTGGTGGTCTTCTTCAGACATTAAGCCCTTCTCATCACGATGGTTTTCGACAAATTCCTTAGCTTTATTCCAAGCCTCACTACGTTTCTCAATTAACTGTTGCATCATTTGTTTTACCCCCATTGATTTTTCATTAACTCTAATCGACTCACTAATTCATTGGCAGAAACTGAACGACTCTCTTTTACTTTAGTTAGAAGTGAATTCGTAACTGCCTTTCTTGAAAATAACATCTTAGGCTGAGTTTCTTCAAATTCTAATCTTGGTGAAGCTGTCAGAACCGAATCACAAAAACCTAACTCCATAGCTTTTCCAACATCCATCCAAGTCTCCGCATCCATCAATTCAGACAAGCGTTGTCTTGATAAACCTGTCTTTTTCTCATAAGCATTAATAATTGATTCTTTAAAGGAAGCTAACATCTCCTTAGCTTTCTCCATCTCAACATGGTCCCCTATCGCAACCGTCATGGGGTTATGAATCATCATCATAGATACTGGACTCATATAAATCGTATCCCCAGCCATCGCAATTACTGAAGCGGCTGATGCAGCAATTCCATCAATCTTTACAGTTACATGATCTGGGTACTCCAATAACATGTTATAAATTTGAGCTCCTGCAATTACATCCCCTCCAGGCGAGTTGATCCAAACTACAATATCCCGATCACTTGCGAACAATTCTTCGCGAAACATTTCAGGTGTCACATCATCCTCAAACCAAGATTCCTCAGCAATTGTCCCGTTTAAATATAGGATTCTTTCTTCTAAGTCTTCCGGTTCTTTAAAGTTCCAAAACTTCTTATTCTTCACTCTTTAAGTCACGCTCCTTACTTTGATAAAACGATCCCGCCTTATCTAAAGGCAACATATTCCCATTCACCAGGTATAAGTCCCCTCCATCCTCTTTAGAGATAAGATCTAAATTCTCTAAGGTACGAATATCGTTTGCCGACATCCAACCGTTTTGACGGGCCGTGGCATAACCATTCATTCGACTTTCATAATCACCTCGTAGTAAACCATCCACATTGAACTTGATAAAATACTTCTTCTTATCCTTATTAGGAATTAAAGAACGGTTCAATGCTTGTTCCCATCTTAAAACCCAAGGATCTAAGGTATACTTCACAAATTCTAAGGACTGTTGTTCTATATTAGAAAAGCTCGATTTCTCCAAGTCACCAACCATGTGTGGTGGCACTCGGAAAATTCGAGCAATCTCGTTAATTTGAAATTTTCTTGTTTCTAAAAACTGTGCTTGTTCCGGAGATATTGAAATCGGAGTGTACTTCATTCCTTCCTCTAACACAGCAATCTTGTTAGAGTTACTTGAACCTCCAAAGGACTGTGACCATGAATTACGAACTCTTTCTGGATCTTTGATGATGCCTGGATGTTCTAAGACCCCTCCAGGTTGAGCACCATTAGCAAAAAACTTAGCCCCATATTCCTCGGTGGCCATCGCCATCCCAATCGCATTTTTAGCCATCGCTATTGGAGAATAACCAATTAAACCATCAAATCCTAATCCTGGAATATGTAAGACATCAAAAGAGAATAACTGAACTTTTCCATCCTCATGGAAATATTCGTAAATAATCTCTTTGGTTTCTTTGTCTCTAGCCACTCGCATCTTATTTGGCATCAAAGGATAAATCGAAATGACTTCTCCTTTTCCATTCCGGATAATTTGAGCATAGGCATTCCCCCATAAAAGTAAGTGGGTCATCAAAGTTTCCCTCAAAATAAAGGAGGTCATTTCAGAATTAGGCTCATCGTGTAGAATGAAGTAAAGTGGATGGTTCTTGGCCTTTTCCTTATTTCCATTCTCATTCGTCAAATATAAATGTAGCGGAAGTCCTGCAACTGATTCCGCCAAAATTCTCACACAAGCGTAGACTGCTGTCATTTGCATAGCTGATCGTTCATTAACATTTTTCCCAGCAGAACTATTTCCAAAATAGAAACGGTTATTAGGAATTGTACTATTCTCAACCGGACTTCTAATTAATTTAGACCACAACTGTCTTAATGGATTCATAGGTCACCTCCTCATCAAATTAAAAATAAACCTCGCTCATCGTAGACAGACTCCACTTGATTCACTCCGTATCTCAATGCTCGATCAAGTGCCATCACTGTCGCAACTACACCATCAATTTTTTCTGTAGATTTTTCCTTATCTGGCTTAATATTTCCAGCTGGGTCAGTTCGAATGTAAATGTTATCCATCATCCATCGAAGAACTGGATGCCCAGCATGAGCAAATCGCTTCTCTAGTGCAATCTTCATTAACTCTTTTGTTGGTGGACTCATATCTTTAAAGCCTTGACCAAAAGGCACAACTGTAAAGCCCATACCTTCTAAATTTTGGACCATTTGAACAGCACCCCAACGGTCAAAAGCTATCTCACGAATATTATATTTAGTACCTAGTTCTTCGATGAATTGTTCGATAAAACCATAGTGCACCACATTTCCCTCTGTGGTTAGTAGATGTCCTTCTTTTTGCCATAAGTCATAATTGACATGATCCCGGGCCACTCGTAATTCTAAATTATCTTCAGGCAACCAAAAGTATGGGAGGATATAGTATTTATCGTCTTCATCTTCTGGTGGAAAGACTAAAACAAATGCCGTTATATCAGATGTACTAGACAAATCTAACCCTCCATAACAAAGACGACCTTCTAAATCTTTCGGATCAAAAGCAAAATCACAGGCATCCCAAACATCCATTGGCATCCAGCGAACAGTTTGTTTCACCCATTGATTTAAACGTAGTTGTCTAAACGCATTTTCTTCAGCTGGATTTTGCTTAGCGGACTCGCAAGCTGCATGAACTTTATCCATTTGAACAGTAATGCCTAAAGAAGGATTGGCTTTCTTCCAAACTTCCGGATCTGTCCAATCATCTTCTTTTTCTGCACCATAAATAACTGGATAAAATGTTGGGTCAGTTTTACGACCTTCTAAAATATCCTCTGCTTTTGAATGAGTTTCATAACAAATTGACTGAGTATCTGTACCAGCAGTCGTAATCAAAAAGTACAAAGGCTGTGTTCTCGCATCTCCTGAACCCTTTGTCATAACATCAAATAATTTTCTGTTTGGCTGCGTATGTAACTCATCAAATACGACTCCATGGATATTAAAACCATGTTTTGAATAAGCTTCAGCTGATAAGACTTGATAGAATGAGTTTGTCGGCTGATAAATAATTCGTTTCTGAGAAGTAAGTATCTTAACGCGCTTACTTAAGGCGGGACACATGCGAACCATATCGGCAGCCACATCAAAAACAATCATGGCTTGTTGACGGTCAGCAGCACACCCATAAACCTCAGCACGTTCCTCACCATCACCACAGGTTAGAAGTAGGGCTATCGCAGCAGCCAACTCACTCTTACCTTGTTTCTTTGGTATTTCAATGTAAGCCGTATTAAACTGGCGATGCCCATCTGCTTTAAGAATGCCAAATAAGTCTCGAATAATTCTTTCTTGCCAATCAATCAACTCGAATGGTTTCCCAGCCCAACGACCTTTAGTGTGTGTCAAAGCTTCAATAAAACTCACAGCAAAGTCAGCACTATCATGGTCGTAGTAAGAATCTTCTGCCATAAACTCTGACGGTTCATAGTTCTTTAACTTTCGAATGATTCTCAACTCCTTAATTTTGAGTAAAAAAATAACCACTTGGTCAGTGGTATACGAGAAAAAGAGCTGACGCTCCTTTTTGTATAATTTATTTTGCGATTTTAACTTCTACTTTCTTGAGAAGGATTGCCGCCTTAATTCCTGGTAATTCTCCTCGAGAATTGTAGTCACAAATCATGTTTCTAGTTTCAAGTTCTAGCATGCCTTCAACTTCATATCCTCTTTGGTTAAATCCCCATAAATTCTTCATTAAGGCGGTTGAGTGGTCTGTTATCGTAAATTCTCCAACCCCAAATTCTTCAAGGCAATGTACAATTTCCTTAATCGAACCTTCTCTTAATATGTCGCTTAAGTTTAATTTCTAAAAATTTGCCCTTTTTTGTGTGCATATAGGCACTTAAAAAGTCAATTGGGTATCTTTGGTTTCTCCAGTCGAGTAATTCAATGATAGCATCTAATTTTTCATGGTTAATTTCCTCCATTTTTATTGTGTCCATATTCCCGTACAAACACATCAATAGCAAGGAATACCAATCTTTTAGATGCATCAATCGTTGATTAACTCTACTTCATCCACCCTATCAATCACATTCAGGGAAGAACCATTATCCCATTGGACTAGCAAAGACCCAATATCGTCAACCCCAATTACCGTTCCTGTCGTTCCAATAGGCGGGGCTTGTGTGTCGTCCATTTTAATCAAACGAACTCGATTCCCCACCGGATACTTCTTTTTTAATTGAGCAACACGTCCCTTTAGTATTTTAATCACCTCCAGGTCTATATATCACTCAAGAGTGACTATAAATCAAGTCATAAGAGCTATTGATTGACTAATTGGTACATTGAGTTTCCAATAGACAAAACTCTGGCATAATAATGAGTTGGATACCATATTTAAAATTTCATTGTTCATTCACTTATCCCCCAAGTTTTATCGTTAATCACATATTAGATTTGTAAGTCCTCTATATCAAGTGTCTTCAACGATTCCTCGTAAGATAAATATCACGCAAGGTAAAGCTACCCCATTACCCCATAATTTATACTCCGCAGAATCTGTGTGGGGATTGGCTAACCATTTCCGAATTTGTTTTTCTGTCTTCGATCGTTTGAGTTTTCTTACTCGTTTATCCATTTCAAAGACTTGTTGCCAAAAAATAAGTTCTTCATAACTAGGATTTATTTCTTCCAAACCATCACACCAACCATCCGGAAATCCCTGTAATCTTCCACACTCTTGCGGTGTAAGCCGCCTAACTTGAGGTTGATTGACTACCGGGGGATCCTTATAATTACAAGCGACTAAGGGGTCAGTAATGCCTTGCCTGGCTCTAGTAAAATGTGAGTTTTTACTTAATATAAATATTTCCTCAACTATTGCTAACCCACCTTGATTTTGCGCAGGATGATTTCCTGATGTATCAATCGTTCGACTGACATCACATGGATAAATATTGTGTCTTGCATTGCGTGTATTTTCGGAAGTTTGTCGAACGTCATAAACAACAAAAGGTTGATTATTTCCGCCTGTCCCAAGTTTTCTTGATAAAGTGGGCACTTGGTTCAAAGGACCTTTATAACGACTATCTTGGCTATGATTTTCAAAAATATAAGGTGGTGAACCGCCACTTGCTTTTAATGTTCCTGATTTTTCTTTATAGATATCCATCAGTTTGCCACCTTGGTCGTTTAAGCAGATTGTTTCTCCAGTGCTTGTTTCAAGACCTCGGGGATTTCCTTGCCCTTCAGTTTCGCTCGTCTTAAAATCCCTTGACAGGCTTGCGGACTCAAATAATATGTCTCTTGCACGTTCTCCATCAAAATCTGCGACAAGGAAGACTCGACGACGACGTTGGGGCACTCCGAAGTATTGAGCGTCAAGAACTCGGTAAGCAATGGACCATCCGTCTCCCATAAGGTAGTCGCTGTAGGGCCACTTTCCGTTTTCAGGCATAGGCACCGTGGGATACGATCCTTTGACTTGGATAACTGCATCCAAAACGGATTGGAAGTCGACTCCTTTATTTGATGAGAATGCGCCATAGACATTCTCCCATATGATATACCTTGGTTTTGTGTCATTGGTAGCTGCCCTCATTTCTTTAATGATACGTACTGCTTCATAGAATAAATTCGATTGGCTCCCTTGAAGTCCTTGTCGACCTCCTGCAATTGATAAGTCCTGACAAGGACTTCCAAAGGAAATGATGTCAACTGCAGGAATACTAGCACCATTCAGTTGTGTTATATCACCTAAATGTTGGACTTCCGGTAATCGTTTAGTAGTAACACGAATTGCAAATGGTTCAATTTCTGAAGCCCATATTGGTTTGACTCCTACGAATTTAGCGGCTAAGGGAAAACCACCGGAACCATCAAATAATGAACCTAAAGTAAGGCTAGTCATCTTGCAACTCCTCAATTTCTGTAAATAAAAAGCTGACTCCATCCCTTTCTACAGAGACTTCATCAGATTTACCAATTAATTCTATATATCGTTTTATAATGACATCCGCAAACTTTTCATCCAGTTCAATCGTGTAACAAATACGATTCGTTTGTTCACAGGCCATTAAAGTCGAGCCACTTCCGCCAAATGGATCTAGAACAATGGCATTTGAAGTAGACGAATTCATTATGGGATAAGATAACAGAGGAATCGGCTTCATCGTTGGATGGTCAGTATTACGCTTAGGTTTATCATATTCCCAGATGGTTGTTTCTTTACGACCGGAATACCATAAATGTTTCCCTTTCTTCTTCCAACCAAAGAGAATCGGTTCATGTTGCCATTGGTATGGCGAGCGTCCTAATACGAGTGATTCTTTCTTCCAAATACAAGTACCCGATAGATAAAACCCAGCTTCTTGAAAAGCTCGTCTAAAGTTAAACCCTTCAGTATCCGCATGAAATACATAAATCGATGCTTCATTAGTCATTACCTTTTCCATTTGAGTGAAAGCAACTAACAAGAATTCATAAAAGGCTTGATTCTCCATTTTATCGTTCTTTATCTTGCCAGCGGCTCCCTCGTAATCGACATTATAGGGCGGGTCAGTGACAACCAGATTTGCTTGTTTATCTTTCATCAATCTTTCATATGACTCTATTTTTGTAGAATCGCCTACCAGTAATCGGTGCTTTCCTAACGTCCATACGTCACCTAGTTTAGACATCGCGGGCTTTTTTAGTTCTTCTTCCACATCGAAGTTGTCGTCTTCAATACCATCTGTAAGAGAATCTTTAAAGAGTTCATCCAATTCAGCGATATCAAATCCTGTGAGCGAGACATCAAAATAAGAGGCCTCTAAATCGGTAATCAAGCTCATGAGTTTATCTTCGTCCCAAGATCCAGATATCTTATTCAAAGCAACGTTCAGTGCTTTCTCCTTGGATTCATCGATATCAATAATCACACACTCAATCTCTTGATAACCTAAGTCTTGCATCACTTTTAAGCGTTGATGCCCACCCACAATTCGACCTGTCTGTTTATTCCAAATAATCGGTTCGACATAACCAAATGTTTCAATGGATCGCTTTAACTTTTCATATTCAGCATCACCAGGTTGGAGGTCTTTTCTTGGATTGTAGTCCGCTGGAATTAAATCGGTAAGTTTTTTCTTTTTAACCTGCATATTCTTCCAGAGCCTCCTTTATTTTGTATGACTCGAAGGTTCTTTCCCACAGATAAATGAACGAAGAAAAATGACCGTAACGAGCTGTTCTACGGTATTTTGGTTTACGCAAATCTAGGAAGTCAATAATCGCTCCTGGTTTCAAATTAAAATATCGTTGCGTAAAATCCGTTAGCACTTCATCACTATATTCAGCCGTGCCGTGTGACGAAACTTGTACCATCACAGGTCTTGCTTTACCAATCACATAGGACAGTGAAACAGAGCATTCTGAACATATGTCTGCTTTTACAAAATTCTTCGCAATATAACGTGCCATATAAGCCGCAGAACGGTCTACTTTACTTGGATCTTTCCCAGAAAAAGCACCACCACCATGAGCGACAAATCCTCCATAAGTATCTACCATAATTTTTCGACCTGTTAAACCAGTATCTGCAGTAGGTCCTCCTGTTATAAATCGACCAGAGGGATTGATTAGAATAGCCGTATCTTCATCAATCGGGTATCCATCAAATATTGGTAAAATCACTTCAGAAATTAGTTCGCTTCTTAATTGATGCAAATCTTTATCCTCATCATGTTGAACAGAAATTAGTATGGTATGCACATGTTTAAGTCTATTTCCATCATATTCTAGTGTCACTTGAGATTTCCCATCAGAATGAATGCCACCAATCACACCATCCACCCGCAAAGTATCAAGTCGCTTACATAATTTATGCGCCAACTCTAATGCTAACGGTAAGTATGAATTTGTTTCATTGGTCGCGTAACCATACACCGTTCCTTGGTCGCCAGCACCAAGTAAATTATATGAGGTCTTTTCGCCTTGTCTAGCTTCTAATGATTGATTAACGGCAGATGCGATATCAGCACTTTGCTTATTGATTAAGTTATAAACCTCAAAGTCATTAGGGTTATACCCACTCTCCCAAAGAGCTACCTCGACCACATCGAATACATTTACTTCTTCACTGGTTGAAATCTCACCGGCTAGAATGATTTTTCCGTCGGTTGCTAAAACTTCACAGGCGACTCTAGCATTGGGATCATATAATAAGCATCTATCTAAGACTGAATCTGCAATGTAATCACACAACTTATCAGGATGCCCCATACACACACTTTCTGCAGTTTTGAACATTATCCATTTCCTTTCTTTCTTAACAATCGCTCCATGGTATCTTCCATTGGGTTACCCACATAAGCTGTTGTTGAATTTTGTTTTACGATTTCAAAAATCTCATACCAAATGAGACTCGCTTGTTTTTGATAGTTTTGACTCATCCCAACAAAAGGACTTGCGATAGCTCCACCTGTTGTCGGGTGTTTTCCTAACAAACCAAAGGTTGAGATAGCTTCTTCACATTGAATGTAACGTGCCATGGCTTGTGAGTATGTTTCAATAAGTCGCTTATTAACCAAGCGTTCACACCCTCTGTCCCGTAACCATTCCCAAGTTTCAATATATATTTCATCGGCACCTAGATCTGTGCCATCACGTTGTTTGGCTGAAAGGTACTCTGAAGGGTTCGGCATTTCAATCCCTTGATGGTTACCTCCCACTTCTAAATCATCTACAGACAAAGGATTAGGTTGAAAGTCAGGTAGATCGATTACATGCGCTTCCTTGCCTTTGGATAGTTTATCCACTAGAGCTTCTGGTTTTTCACCTGAACGTGGGCGCCTTCCACCACGTCGAGTTCCATCCCGCGCCATAAATATTACCTCCTTTGACAGCTAATCCTTTATACCCCCCTTTGAACTGATTTTTTTGTGCGCGAAGGGGCGGCACCGTTATCCGTTGGGGCAAGGTACAGAGATTTGACCTCCCCCTCCCCTCCACACTATTTCTTACCAAAGCGGTCACCATCCAAGACAGAGATTCTTGAGTGGCATGATTTACACAAAGCCATCAAATTATTTTCATCATGAGTCCCTCCACGTTTAAGAGGTAAGATATGATGGACTTCTTCAGCTGTTTTTAATCTATTTTCTTTTAAACATTGTTGGCATAGAGGATGTTCCTTAATAAACTGATTGCGAATCTTTCGCCACTTTCGTCCGTAACGTTTAGCTGTCTCAGGATCACGTTGATACTTCTCGTAGTTCTTGTTGCTTTCCTTTTGATGTTTTTTACAAAACCGTCCCTCAACTAATTCCGGACAAAAAGGATGGGCACATGGTTTCAAAGGTTTCTTCGGCATTCGATTCACTCCATAAAAAGAGCCCTGAGATTATCCCAAGGCTTCTGTCGCTATTATTTTACATCTTAACTATATCAAAGTACCCTACTCTCATTCTCTCTCATTTACTCTCATCTTTTATCTTGGTGGTTTAATTAAGATAGCTTCTGTACTACAAAGCGCTTGCTTATGAATGCGAAAGACATGTTGAATACTAAAGTTCAAGTCTACTGCTATCTGTTCAAAGGATAAGAAGTTCAAGTAACGCTTCTCAAGAACCATCTGTTGTTCCTTATCTGGCACCTCATTAATCACTTCAGTAATTTTGACTTTTAAGTCAACTAGCTCATCGATGTCCTTATTAATTTCTTCTTCCAGCATAACCACCTTAACAATGATTTCTTCTAAACGAGAAGTATTACGTCCGGGTGCTTTTGGCATATCGGACAAGGTACTGGTTGCTTTTTGAGCTAATGAGTTAAGAGAGTCAATCTGTTCAATCTTGCTATTAATGCGATGATCTAAATAAAAAGCTTGTTGTAAAAATTCTTTAGGAGTCAATTCTACCTACCTCCTCGTTTAATTTTTTGAGTAGATGCTCCCCATCTGTGTCGGTTATTTCTTTAAACCACTCGGATAAGAAAAACTTCTGGCATGAGATGAAATATCGATGAGCTGCCTCACTCTGTGGATTGCACTTCAATCTTTTACATGCTTTCCGGTAATCTTTGACGGCTTGCAAAATGATCGCATGGGCTAATCGTTCGTATGGATTATCCATCAACTCACCTCCAGGTCTGCTTTTACAGCATTAATCAAAGCATTTTGACTTTGGCTCTTATTTTCTAAAGCTTTCAAGACATATTCATCTAAAGTGTTTTTGGTCACGATGTGATGAACGACTACACTCTCACTTTGTCCTTGTCGGTAAAGTCTAGCATTGGTTTGTTCATATAGTTCTAGAGACCAAGTTAAAGTAAACCAAACAATCGTAGAACCACCACTTTGAAGATTCAATCCATGACCTGCACTTGCAGGGTGGATAACTGCTACTGGAATCTCACCTTGATTCCAATCTCGAAAGTCTTGTCTGCTTTTAAGTTCTCGCACCTCAAAGCGTTCTTTAATCCTTTCAAGATCATGTTTAAACCAGTACACTACCAAAAGTGGTTTACCATTTGCTCCCTCAATTAAATCCTCCAGAGCATCTAACTTCCTGTCGTGAAGATGTATTGATTGTTGCTCTTCCCCATATACATTACCGCTCGCCATCTGAAGTAATTTTCCAGATAGAACTGCTGCATTCACTGCATCAATTTCTTTATCACCTAATGTTACCAACATATCTTTTTTGAGTTGATCATAAATTGCTTGTTCCTTAGCTGAAAGTTCAACCGGTACTTTATTCATAATTAGTTCTGGCATTTCTAGGTAATCTTCTGCTTTCATGGAAACGGTGATGTCACTAATCTTGTCGTAGATGGCTTCTTCTCCTCCCGGTTTTAACTTGTAAGAATAAATGATCATCCCATTTCGCTTATCGGGATTAAAGTATGTTTGTCGGTAATGACTGATAAAACGTCCCAGTCGCTCACCTTTATCTAAGATACGAAACGGTGCCCATAAATCCATCAAACCATTACTTGAAGGAGTTCCTGTTAGACCAACGATTCGTTTAATATAAGGTCTAACTTGGATGAGAGCTTTAAACCGTTTAGCCGTATGAGATTTGAAACTAGATAACTCATCAATCACAACCATGTCAAAATCAAAAGGTATATTCGATTTATTCACTAACCAATCAATATTCTCCCGGTTAATAAAATATATATCAGCTTTTTCTTTTAATGCTTGGGTGCGTTCTTTGACACTCCCGATGACGGTTGAATATCGGAGTAATTTTAGATGTTCCCATTTGTCACACTCATCTGGCCAAGTATCTCTTGCTACTCGAATAGGGGCAATGATTAAGACCTTCTTCACTTCAAATGAATTAAACATCAAGTTATGAATAGCTGATAAGGTAATCACCGTCTTACCTAAACCCATCTGAAGAAATAGCGCACTTACCTCATGGACTTCAATGTAATCAATCATGGTTGCTTGATAAGGATAAGGTTTAAACTCCACTTGATGTCACCTCCTCAATAATAGGTACAATTTGAGTGAGGTCGTCTAGCATATAGCACAAGAAACCTAACTGCATTAATTGCTTGATTCGCTTCACTTGAATGGGACGAAGTTTTTCACCTGGGCGCTTTACTTCTACAAAGGCACACTTGCCTCCCGGTAATAAGACTAAACGATCCGGTAAACCTGTTAGGCTGATAGAATTAAGTTTTAGGCATAAACCTTGATGTGCTTTGACTGTTTTGACTAATTGTTCCTCAATGTATCTTTCTGTAATTTTTTGCATTTTATCTCCTCAATGATAAATGTTGATTTAATCGCATTTGTGTAGGTCTAGGAGGTCATATATATAACTTTTATATATGTGTTTTTATTTTTAATCTATATAGAAAAGTTTAGTATATAGCATACATAACCTACACAAACCTTGATATTATGCGAATTCTGATTTAAGTTTCAATCCTTGAATGTAATTGCCATCTGAATGACGTCGACGAACAAACCCTTCGGAAGAAAGTGCAGCATAAAAATCAGTTGTACTACGAGTGTATTCTCCTGTTCTAAAGCAAAAGGCTCGATATTCTTCATACAATTGACCCGATCTTTCTTCATACGAATTATCTAATTCACAACATTCCGCGAAGAATTGGCCCAACCAATCGTTACTTTCTTTATATTCTTCAATGGCATCCTTCACCTTTTGAGGTAATGGAATTTTGAAGTCAGAAGCAATTACTTTTTGTGCTCCTTCAATCATCCAAGACAAAATTGCACCACCTGCTTCTTGATAGAGATGGTCGGAATAGTTTTTCACATCACCTTGGCCTTCAATTTTCGCTTCAAAAGGAATGACAATTAATCGTCTCCAGGTCCCTCGATCAATGGCTCCCACCTTTGGTAGATGGTTTGTATAGAGCACTAAAGTATGACTCGGGATAAAACTAAAAGGCGACTTATATTTCTTCTCAGCAAAGATTTCATCTGTCGAACAAAGTTGCTTAACAATGGAAGTATTAAGTCGCATCCCCTCTTGAAGTTCTGCAGAGATTAAAAGTCGTTTCCCCTTAGCTTCTGCAAGCTCTGGTTTGACGTTGCGACGGTTATTAACGGTTAGAACATCCGCAGATAAATTACCGCCATAGCTACCCAGGATACGTGAAATGGTATTCCAAAAGGTAGATTTCCCATTACGACCATCACCATAGGCGATAATTAAAGCTTCAACATAGACTTTTCCAATAATAGACAAACCAACAATTTGTTGGACATAATCAATCAGTTCTTGGTCATTCACAAAAAAGGTATTTAATGCGTCCAACCACATATCCATATTCTCTTGACTCACATCCACAGTTGTTTGCTTAGTAATATAATCTTCAAAATCATGTTCATGAACTTCTCCAGTCTTTAAATTAATCGTGTGACTCGGAGTATTTAATAGGAATTCATCAATATCTAAATCCGAATGACTAATTTCTAACATCGATTGAGCCTGACGTAACGACGCATTAATGGCACGATCATCGCGACGTTTAATGGCATACTTTTGATAAATTTGAGCGGCTAATAAATTCTGATAAGAGATTCGTTGCGGCTTTGAAAAGACATCTAGGGCTTTCTTCTCACCTACACTTTCAATCAGAGCTAACCCACCATTTTGTTCAAGTTGATTAGTAAAGACCATAATCTGTTCTTCAGCTTCCTCCAATTGACGAAAAGTAAGTTCTTGGGCTACACCAAGCGACTTTGGTTTTGATTCTTCCCAATAACTACCGTTATAAGTAAGGTAGTCAGTAGCCGGTGAATAACGTAATTTACCTTGATACTCTTCAGCCAGAACTGTTGCTTGACCAACATCTGAAAAATCAGTTGGTTTCAGTGTTAAATCTGGTTTAAATTGTTCCGGTGGAATATAGTCCGGTGATTGAGACACACGCTTCCCGAACTTTAAAGCAGACTGCCAAATTTTCTCTAATTCCTCATCTGGTAAAGGTGGTGAACATAATTCCGCTTTTTGGTTAAACAAGTCACGAGCTTCCTCGGTATTCCCTAAACGAATGAGAATCCTACCTGCATACTGACTCATCGTGTTATTACGTCCACCTTCTAAAATTAAATCCTGTTCGCTATCCCAAGCTTCAAATGAATCCATAAGAATATCTGTGATATATTTATCTCCACGCATAAACTCAACTTGAGGATTTTCTACTCCAAAAATCAATCGTGCACTATCCATCGCATTGACATCAAAATAAGGAAAGTAGTTCCGAATCGCTTCTTTGGTCTGACGGTAGGCATCCGCATCATGAATTTTAGCTATTGGAAAATAAACATGAAGCCTTGGCCTTGGTGACTTACTTTCTTTTTGTTTCCAATGATTTCGACTGGATACCATGGCACATTTGACTCCTTGAAAGACTAACTTCACATCCTCAACATCCATCCAATCAGCCGCATCATCCGAATGATCATTATCTAAGTCCATAACAATCACATCCGAAGACATGAAGTTTGCATTAGCTCGGTGATTATTTTCGTATTGTGCAGTGACATGATCGTACTGCATAGCTTCAATAAAACTAGCCTCATTATTAGCTTCTACTCGATTGGGGAAGATGAAACTATTGGCCTTTTCTCTAGTATTACTGGTATATAAAATCATTGTTAACCTCCTAATCTTTTTGATAAAAGAAACACTCAAATCCATCAGCATCTAAGGGGAGTCCCTGAGCCCATTGAGGTTGTTTGCTTAAAATAGTATTGACTTCTTCGACACTGGATTGACCGATGGGCACTTCTAGAACGACTTCATCGTGAACATGCATGACGATTCGAAACCCTTTTTGAGTGAGTCGTTGCATAGCTTCGGCTAAGATATCTCTAGCAATCGCTTGAACCACATTCTCAACAAACTTCCCTCCATAGCTTTCAATTCGTTCCCACTTATTCCCCAGCACAATTCTTTCATAAGTGATAGACTCTCCTCCAAAACGGTTAGTACCTATCTTGGGTTTTGGGTAGGCTAATCGTCTACCACTAGGCAACTTGATAAAAAGCATCCCTTTCTCATAAGACAAAACAAGGGATTTTAAGTAATGAGTTTGCCTAGATTTAATGACTTGTTTAACCGATGCATCCATATCCCACCAAAATTGTACGATACGAGAATTAGCATTGCGCCAGGAGTCCACAATACCTTGGAGTTCCTGTTCTTCAATCCCCATCTCTAAGGCACCCATGGCTTTTAAAGCTCCTACTGAGCCTTGATAGCCACAAGCTAATTCAGATATCTTTCCTTTTTGTCTTAGATGACCATTGAGCCCATTCTTCTCCACAGGAATACCAAACATCTGGGAGGCAGACTGGCAATAAATATCCGCTCCCACTTTAAAAGCTTTGAGTCGCCAAGTCTCATGTGCTAACCAAGCTAAAACTCGAGCTTCAATCGCAGAAAAGTCGGATACAATAAAACGATGGTCTTTTTTGGGTATAAAAGCCGTTCGGATTAACTGGGATAACACATCTGAGGGACTATCATAAACTAACTCTAAATCTTCAAAACGACCCTCTTTGACCAGATCTCGGGCCAATTCCAGATTAGGTAGATTATTCCTTCTCAGGTTTTGAACTTGAATCAATCGTCCAGAATATCTTCCAGTCCGATTAGCGCCATAGAATTGAAGTAACCCTCTGGCTCTTTGATCTTTACCCATGACACTTTCCATCGCATGATATTTCTTCACACTGGACTTTGAAAGTTCCTGGCGTAATTCCAATACTTCTTTTATGATGCCTTTCGCTTCTATTAAAGCTTGTTCAACTTCTTGTTTTGCGAGTGACTCAATATGTAGTCCTTGATTGTTAAGCCACTCTTTGAGTTGAGTGGGTGAGTTTGGATTATCTAGCCCGGTTAGATTAATTGAGCGTTCCATATTTTCATGACGTAACTGTTCATCAAATTGAATAGCTTGCTGTACTAAGATAGGGTCTAATTCAATTCCAGTATCATTAATCTGCTGATCAATGTGATAGTGTTCCCACTCAAATTCAGGCATTGGAAAATGGGATAATCTTTTTTGAATCGCCATTTCCGTTTCAACGTCCTGTTTGTTATACTCAATAAATTCTCGCCATTTGATTCGATCATGTTGGGGTAAGTTACGAGTACATTGACCGTTAGCCTGGGTTGGTTTACAAGGAACTGAAAAATAACGAATCAAAGCCTTTCCTTCTGACTTCTTTTGTTGGTCAGTTCCTAATACCTGAGCAACTTTCTCAAGAGACAAGGGTAAACCTAAATAAGCCGACCACACCATCGTGCAATACCAAGACTCAGGCGATAGAACTTCACCTAAATAACGCGACAAACACACCCGTTCAAAATTGGCATTAAAAGCCCATTTCTTCACTTGGTCATTCAAAAGTGCTTGAATAATTTCGTTAGGTATGGACTCTCCTTGAGCTATATCCACTACATGAACTGGACCCTTATTCACTGAATAAGCGAAAAGGAGGACTTCAAAGTCCCCACTCTCCGCATACTTATAAACACCTGCTTTGGATAAATCCACCGAGGAATAGGTTTCAATATCAATATTTAAGTTGATGATGTCCATCCTTATCTAACTCCCTCAACTTAATCTTTACATGTACGTAAGTAGCAACTCCTTCTCGGATGAGCCAATTAAGGCCCAATCCGATGAAGAAGATATCAAATAATATTTCCATTTACTTATCCCTTCGCATTTTGTGATGTAACCAATAGAATAGTTGACCTAACCAAGAACCAATTTGCCAGGATCCGGCCATACATAGAAACATATTGAACACGATATCAATATTTTCCATACTGTTCCCTCCTAAGCTAAGAAGTCATCATCAACAGCATCAAAGTCTGAAGCTGCAGAAGTACGACCACCTAAAGGATCTCCATCACGCAGTTTTTGGATATTTCCCAAACCGACAGCCACTCCTCGATTACCATTAACGTTATAGGCATAGAAATTAAGCGATACGCGGGCATAAACACCTGAATAAACTTCTGAGCGATCTAAAATCGGTTGAACTGATTGATCAACAATCTGTGGTGGTTGAACTGAATTCGCATTAACAAAGTAAGCATCTTTATATGCATCATCATCACGCTCCACATCACCGTCACGTAATGGTAACTTCAGTGCTGCTTTATTTGGCTTCTTACCTCCAAACTTGCCTAGCCCTGCTTCAATGGCCGCATCAATTGCAGCTTCAATCTTTTCAATCGTTTCTGTATCTGACTTGGGAATAATTAGTGATACAGAATACTTATCCTTACCACCGTTCATTCCCGGACGGGGTTCCCATACATTTGCATAAGATAAACGAACTTCACCGGTTACTACTTTTGTTGAATTAATCATTGCCATAATTTTTTTCTCCTTTTTCTACATTAAAATCTTCATTAACATCATGTTTTACAATTTCTGGACGACCATCTGACTCAGGTACTAAAGTTGGCTGCCCAGATGGCTTGGTGATCAAATCACCGAATACTTCTTTAAACTGTTCTTTACCTAATTTTGACTCTAACTTTGTGAGTGGAAGTAAAGTCTCTTGATAGATTCCTTCAATACCTTTTTCCTCTGCACGTTGTTCGATAAGTGCTGGATTGACATACTTGCGACTAGAGCGCCCTTCAACCAACTTGAAGCCAGGATAATCTTTTCCATATTCTACTGCTTGCTTTTGAGCGTACTCTTTCACATCTTTGACCCACTTCAGAAGGTCATCGACGTGAGATAATACTTCAGCCATTTCTTCATCATTTAGCAAGTGAGCTTCTTTTAACTCATACTTACGTAATTCCAAATGATGCTTCGCTCGGTCTTTTGAAATGGCCTTGATTTTCGTCATCGCTAACCAATCACCATACTCAAGCGACCCTTCACCTTTTGCGGCTTGCATCGCTTTAACCTTCAATTCACCGTTTGCCCATTCTAAAATGGGATCAACATCCATGGTCCAAGTAGACACATTTCCAATACGCGGTTGGTAGATAGTCATACGAACTTCTTCGATGTCATAGATGCTTTCTACTAACTCGAGAGCACCGAGGGCATATAACAATAGTTGTGTGTTATTCTCAGGATTGACGTAGTACTTACCGTACTTGAAGTCAATAATATGAAGGATGTTATTAGAAATGAGGACCGCATCCCCAGTTCCAAACCCTTCTGGCACATAACGTGAGAAGTCTAAACGTTGTTCGATAAACAACAGTGTATTCTCTCCTAAAGATTCTTTATGCTCGACCACAAAGTTGGCGTAGTCCTGACAATATCGTTCCATTTCATCGTCATGGTAGATGGAACCTTCTAGTGATGAATCTTGGCCAAGTTTCAATTTTAGGAAATGCTCTGCCATCGCATGGGCAGCGGTTCCTTGCTCAGCCGCTTCCGATGATTCTTCTGTCACCATCGCTTCGAGAAGAGCAATCGGAGCATGCTTTAGCCACCGATGAGAGCTTGATGCAGATAGCAACGCATGTTTCTTATTGGTCATCTGCTAATTCCTCCACTGCTTTCCACAAATCTGGATAGACCTTAGGATCCAGCTCACTTAATTTACTGCTACCAAATTGTTGAATGAGCGAGCGGATTTCAGAAGTAAATCCATCTCTTGACTTCTCTGCTAAGAACATTTGAATCGCTTCAAAGGAAACTGGATGAATTTCTTCTTCGACATCTTCAACGGGGTCATCATTATTCATAGAACTTAATAGTACGTTGAGACTGTCTACTAAATTCTGTGCATCTTCTTGAACCTGTAGGTACATTTTCATTCTCGACATATTTATCTCCTTTACTGTTTGACATGACTTGACGGGCGAGCTTCTTCGTTACAATTGAAATAGCCATCAAGCTGTTTGCTATTTCTTCATTGGTCGTTTGTTCCAATCCAATTTCCTCCTTCCAAACCTCTTAGGACATCTGCATCCACTTTGAGTAACTTTTTGGAAAGATATTTTAATTAAGTGTCTCCAAGAAAGATGGGGACATTGATTTTTCCTTCCATCTCTCTTAGGACAATTAGGGTTAACTTGAGTAATCAATTAGAATAATTATTTCCAATCTTTCATTGTTTCTTGGATAATTGGCAGTAATTTCCTTTTGGTATTATTAACCGTTTTTTGTGAACAGCCAACAATCAGAGCTACTTCTCGTTCAGTCATCTCGTCAATCAATAATAGAGACATAATCATTTTGTTACGCTCAGAAAAATCATTCAGTACTTCCTCGAAAGCTTCAGATAGTAGGAGGGCTTCGGCTGCTGCTTCGACATTCTCTCGTGCCGACGCTTCAAAGTTCGTATCTTCAGCAATCCGATCCAAGGACAGTGGCAATCCCATCTTCAATTGACTGATTGGTTCACCAGTACCACCCATAGCGGTAAATTGGTCTGGTGTACCCGGCATCCAGTCAGATTTTTCTTCTTCATAATTTGACCAAGCAACATTGATATCTTCATAGGCACGTTGAGTCTGTTTCTGTTCGCGCCATACAGGACGCATCATTTCTAAGTAGATTTCTTCTGTGACTTCAACTTCTTGATTAACAAGGACATTTTTACCATTAATCTGTTTTACTGTTTTTACTGTTACGACACGTTTTTTCATATTTGTCTCCTTATTGCCTAAGGAGCACTCGAACAAAAGGAGACAAAAAATAGGCCTGTGACCTTGGAAGTGCACAGACCTACTCCACCTGATGAAAATGGGCGCATTAAGGTAAGGCTACTTCCATCATTCTTGATATTGGTCTTGCGACCTAACAAAAATGACCATGTATCCTTCTGCCCTAATGCATATCAGGCGTTGTGATATTTAATTTGATGATGATTAATGGCTCACCATCAAAGCCATGAATTTATGCGATTAACTACTTACGACCTCGACGTGTCTGAGATAATGCGGAACCTGCAACTGACTTACTTGTTTTGCTATACCGACCATCCTTTAGGATTTTCGAAGCTTTGCATGCAACTTTCTTGCTGGTTTGCTTGTTGTTACGTGCCATGGGATCACCTCCTTTAAAAAAAAGATAGCTTTCGTTAATTTCAAATTTCTCCTATTAATAAATAGACCAAAATCTTGAAAAGTGGCAATTTTAAAAACGTAATCATAAAAATTAACTATTGGTTAAACATTGAATTCTTAAATTTAAAGAATAATGTACGTCAAATTCCTTTCATTTATGTCTGAGAATAAATTGACTACTAGTAACGTCCTCTAAGTATCCGTGTTAATCTTGATCCAGATACTGATTTGCTATTTGTTTAGAAGCATGTAGTCACCCCTTTATCGTAAATATACGATGTTGTAAAAATTTCATATTTAACTTAGAATTATGTATATAGTTCAAATGACTACACACTTATTCTAAAAAAAACAAGCCCACTTGTATTTAGTGGACTTTTACTGGGGTTTTATTGGACTTTTACTGAGAGGAGGTATGCAATGAATCAAATATGTTTGTCAAGTTTCTTGAAAATATCACAAAAAGCATTACAAGCACCTAATTTAAACCAAGATGTTGTTAATTTATTAATAGGTGCTCTAATAGATAGAGAAAATATAATAGATCGAAACGGAAGCCCTGTTGATATCACTCCAGCGAAGGTTAGTGGTTGGTTTAACAAAACTAAAGATGTAGAGCAGTCTATCCGTGATGCAGTCTCATTTGATGACAGTGTTGTTGAGCGATGCAAAAACTGGTTTGGTGAAATTTTCATCCCAACTCTTAATATTAATCTGACTGAGGATTTTTATTCTGAAATGAAATCATTGGTCGAGCAAGATGAACAAATCTCTGAACAAAAGCGAGATCAACTATTAGAAAAGCTCAACAGTGAACACTATTCTAGTTTTTTAGCTGAATTGTTTTTGTATTGTTTATCACGGTCGAATACTGAGAATAGAGAGACGGTCCCAACATCAGATTATTATCTTCTATCAGAATGTGATTCAAGTTGCCCCACTTGCGGAAAAAGATTAACTGAAAATATCAGAAATAACTCGATTAAAAAATATGACGTAATTCAGTTTGATTTTTTAGATCCCCAAAATGACAAACTTTGTCTATGCAGAGATTGTGCAGATATTTATGTTGGAGAACTCTCAGAAGAAGAACAACAGGAAATTATAGATATTAAGGAAGAACTAATAAAAAATAAGCAAATAAAAGAAGTTTCAAACTCAGTGAAGCTTGAAAAAGATATTTTAGAGGTAATAAACAATCTTTCTTCTATTGATTTATCAAGCATACATACGGACTTGACTTTAAATGCTGTAGAACTTAAAAAGAAAATACATCCTGAAAATTATATGTTGATTTTTGATATAAACACAAAAGTAACTTCTTACTACAATACCGTCAGAAATATTTTTTCGAATTTAGAAGGGGAAGGAATAATAGTTTTCGAAAAAATTGCTTCTCAAGTAAAACTTTATTATTTGAATTTAGAAGAAGAAAATATAGATCAGAGTCAAATTTATGAAGAAGTTACAGATTGGATACATAATTCATCTGGTGGTAATTCAAATAGATTAGCATGTCAAATAATTGCTGCCTTTTTTGTTCAGAATTGTGAGGTGTTTAATGAAATTTCCGAGTAAAGTAACAAGCTATCAAGATAGTGTTTTCCCAAAAATTACTGCTATCTTAGATACCGTTCACAATGAACCAATGGAAGTAATCGAATTGTTCAATCAAACGAAGAAAAAATTTGACAACATAAATGATTTTATAGAAGTGCTGGTTATTTTGTTTGCAATAAAGAAAATTAATCTTAATAAGGAAGGAGTGATTTACTATGTTAGTTGAAATTCAATGTGATGCTTTCAAACACAAAGAGCCAATCAAATTCAAAGATGGATTAAATGTTGTTTTAGGGGCAAATGATGGTGCAAATTCCATCGGTAAATCGACTCTACTTATGGTCATTGATTTCGTATTTGGTGGGTCTGACTATACAGATAAATCTCTTGATACAATCAAAAACGTTGGCGAACACCAAATCAACTTTGCATTTCAATTTGAAGGCACAATGTATTATTTTTCAAGAGATACAAGCTCTCCTACCGAAGTCTCAATTTGTGACAATAATTATTCGAAGATCAAAATCATAAATTTGAATGATTATACTAATCTGTTAAAAGAAAAATACAAAATAAACTCAAGTTACATTAGTTTTAGAGAGACGGTAAGTAATTTTATCCGAGTCTATCATAGAGATAATTACGATGAGACTGCTCCCCTTCGTTCGTTTAAACAAGATACACAAAACAAAGGTTTGAAGAGATTATTTAAGTTGTTAAATGAATATGAAGAAATAGATTTAGCTGATAAACGCTATCAAGAATACAAAGAAAAAAAGGAAACCTTTAATAAGTCTTTAAAATATAATTATATATACGCCACTCCAAATAAAACTGAATATAAAAAGAATGAAATTGAAATTAATAATTTGCGTAAACAAAAAGAGAATCTGGTATTAGATTTAGGAGAAACATTCGCTGGTCTCGATGAATACCAAAGAAATAAACTAGCTGAACTTAGAGAACAGCAAAGATTATTTAGCAATAAAATTCTAACTTATCAGCTTCAATTAAATTCAATGAAATATGATCAAAAATTTTCTAGTTCTAAATTAAAAAGTGATCTATTAGAATTAGAAAAATTCTTCCCTAATTTGAACGTCGCTGAGATTGTGGAGATCGAACAATTTCATGATGATTTGAATAGTATTTTGAAGAAACAAGTAGCAGACAATACGAAAAAAATAGATAGAGAATTGAAAAAATACAATGAATTGTATTTTGAAGTGGATCGACAAATTGAAGAAATTAAGGATTCTGAAAAAATTCCACAAGATAAATTACAAAACTATACTGAAGTGGACAGAAAGATTATTAAGCTCGAGAAAGCCAATGAAGCTTATGATAATAAGGAGCTTATTGCAGAAGAAACAAAGAAAAGAAAAGAACACTTAGATCATACGGTTGATTTAGCTATTAATTCAATTGAATCGACTTTAAATCAGACAATGCATGAAATTAATGAAAAGGTTACTAATGGGCAAAAAATGGCCCCTCTTATTAATATAAATTCGATTACTAGTTACCATTTCGAAATCCCAAATGACACAGGAACAGGTACAAATTTTCGCGGTCTAGTTGTCTTCGATTTAGCGATATTAACGCTATCCTTTCTACCATTGTTAGTTCATGATTCATTAATCTTTAAGCAAGTAGAAGACAACGCTATTGAGAATATTCTCAAAATATATTCCACATTTGACAAGCAAATATTCATTTCATTTGATAAACAAAGCGCATATTCAGATGAAGTAAAATCACTCCTTTATGACAATCATGTAATTGAACTTGGGCCAAATGGCAACGAACTATTTGGAAAATCATGGAGTAGTGTCGAAAATAACCAACTAGATGAAAAGAAGGAGTAAATTATGAAATTATATACAAAATCTGAATTACTTAATCAGCTTAGAACTGAAAGCGAGAAAGCATACCAAAACCTTATAAACAAGAATAGTGCAAAATCATCCCACAAAAGCAATGCACAATTTATGAATAATTTTATTACAAAACAAAGAAACAAGTTTATTACTAATAATATAGATAATATTGATAACCCGGATGATACAGTCCTAAATAATCTTATGTTAATTTATTATGTATCTTACATTGTAATGCTCGAATATCGTCATAAATGTTGGCCATATGAATACATGGCATTTTCTCGGAGAATTGGTGAATTATGGGAGCCTTTCTGTAAACTTCCTTTTCAATATTCAAAAAAAGACTTGGAAGAATATAAACCAAAAACATTTGCGTACGTAAAAAATGAAATCAACGAAAATTTTTTAGAATATATTGATAAGTTAAATATCTCAGAAGATGTAGAGAAGTCAAACATTTATGACACAGCCTTTGATAAATAGATTGTGCTAAAGAAGCTAATCAGTAAAACTATTTTTGAAAAATTTAGTCAAGGCCTTTAGAG